TCATAAACTCAGGATCAATCTTATTTCCTTCATTAGGACTACCATAATCTGATTCTGCTATGTCTATATTATATTCGCGACTCTCTGCAAATGATAGTATTTGCGGAAATAAACCTGCTGATATCTCACCAGTTATCTGATTATATAGTCTTATCTTGCCATCCCATAGTCGATTACGATATGCTGGCATAAATTTATAACCTGGGACAAAGAATGAAAAGAACTCTCTGAGTTCTGCACCTATTCCCCTATCACACTCAACATGTAAAGTTGCGTGATTTAGTTTCCTGACTCGAATTGTTTCCATTTGATTATGTTCGATATAGTTTGGTGACGCCATTTTAAGTTATCAATTATCTCCGTAAGTGTTTCCATTACTGTCTTCCAGTATTGTATTTTCTCTTCAGATTTCTGTATTTCAGGATCACTGTCATAATAATAATCCATCTCACCTTTTAACACCTTAAGACCTTCAAAGGGATCAGGCTCCCACCCTTTTTCCTGAACTGTTATCTGATCCATCTTACCATTATAATAAAGCCACTTATCTTTCAGTAACTTCTTTTGTTCAAACTCAGCTCGCTTAAATTCAAGCTTAGCAGTTGACCAGAGTTGTATATATTTTGAATGTAGTGTTGGTGTCTGACGAGATGTCTCATCGAGTTGATAGTTATCTATTACACAGTCTTTTTGCCACATTTCGTGGACTTGTTTCAAGTCAATCATTATCTCTCCAATAATATATATTAACCAGTTACAGTACCAGTCACGTCAAATGAATCAGTAATTGCACCAGTTGTTGCATTAAATGTTTTTATATCAAAGTATGTAAACCTAAATGAAGCGCCAAAAGTTAAGAATGACTCAGCTCCGCTTGTAGCCTGAAACTGAATATCAGTTAGTGCTGTTGGTATACTATCTCTATATATAATCTGAGCTATCGCATTGTTTGAGCTATTTAAAATAGACAATGTAATATCAGATTGTGCAGGTGGTCGTTGTGTGGCATTCTTAAATCTATCAAGTGCTGTCACGTTATCTTGGTCGAGAATTCGCCTCATCCAGTTATGCATTTCTGTATAAGACTTCATATCCTCATCAAGTATTATATTTGCTAGCATCTCATTATAGGTAAGCTTATCACCAACAAATGGAATTGCTGATATCTTTTTATAACCAAGATCTGCGGTGTTCATAATTACTCCGGCATGAGTAAAATCTTGAACAAAGAACTCTAAGTTTGGATAATTTTTTCTGTCAATTACTAACTTAAAGCCAGTAGGTTGTAAGTAGTTAAAGTTACTAGTTAGCGCCATCTTTACACCTACAGTTTATTCCACCACAACTACCTTTTATAGGTTTAAACAATAAACCTAGTGACATGCCTGAAGCAATGAATGACATGAATATAAGTAATGTGAGTATGAATGTTTCCATAATGTTATTTATACGAAAAAAGAGGAGCCGAAACTCCTCTCTTTATTATTAAGTACTAAGACTTACGCACCTAGAATATTGTCAACTCTGAATATTCTGTAGTATTGGTTTGTCTTAACCGCGGCTAGGCCATCAGCAGGTGTAGCACCTACGAATGGGTTAGATGCCATTCCATATCTGGTTTTAAAACCAATTTTTGGTTGGAATGTATCTTCACCAACTGCACGTACCATTGTTAATGGAACGTATGGGCAGTAGAATAAGCCAGCATCGTATGGATTAGTACCCTTATATCCTACAGTTACGTAGTTAGTATTTGCATACGGGTCGATGTAGACTCTTGTTCTACCGTTTAGGGTACCAGCAAAAGTATTACCTGTGTCATCAACATTTAATGTTGTATTCATAGCAGGTGTATAGTCTAACATACCAGCTGCAGAAAGTGCAGATGCTACATCAGATGAACATATGATAAAGTTTCCTTTACCTCTACGTGTCTCGATTGCAATTCTATTACATTCTCTTTCGATCTGTAATACAAGTCCCTTGAACTTCTCTACAGACCATCTACCATCTGCATCTGTCTGTACGTCGAAGATACCATTTACGGCAGTGTTAGTTTGTAAAGCACCGGTTTTAGCCTGTGAGTTAATAGTTCTGATTACTTCTCTATTGATTTCAGCTAAGATCTCAGTTGACAAGATGTTTGCCAATTCTGTCTCAGCATCAAGACCGTGAATTGCCTTAAGGTCTTGAGCTAGTTCTAAGCTGTATTCAGCTTTAAGAGCTCTTGACTTAGCAGTCACAGTTGCTTTCTCAATAGTGAATCCCATTTCTCTGAAAGATGAGTTTCCAGTTGAGCCTAATTTCTCAGCCTCAGCTGTAGTCATTCCCTTGCCGGAGATGTTTGTAAGTCTTGCATCGTCAGCAGTTGAATCTGAATCAAGGTTAGTTACATTTAAACCTGATGCATTATCAGAGTCATGAGTAGATGCACTGTCACCAGAAAACTGAGTTTCAGCTTCGTTGAATAGTGCTTCTCTATTTCCTGTTGCACCACCGCCATATCTTGACTTCATGGCGAAGATTAGTCCTGTTGGACCAGACATTGGCTGCACACCACAGATGTCATATGCCATTAGGTTTGGCATTGCACGTCTGACGAGCGCGATTAATACTGGATTCCAATTGGATACAGATGATGTTGCGTTAGCTGGAGCAGCTTCTGTGATCATTCCTTCTTCTCTAAGAGCGATTTCCTGATTCTCAAGTACTGCAGCAGTAACAGCTTTTTTATGATGATCTTGAATGGTACCAGCTGACTCTTCGTTCAATACTGGGGCCCACTTTTCAATCAATCTATCGTATGATACTGTCATTTAAGACTCCCTATTTAGTAGCAGTTTTCTTTATTGCTTTGAGGTAAGAATCCATTGAACCGGATGTCTCCATTACTGGACCATCATCATCTTCAACGATATCTTCCTGTGATTTAGTGGTTGTAGCAAAGTATGATTCTTTCAACTGAGCAACTTTTTGTGCAAAAGTTTCTTCGTCATCAAAATCTACATTTTCTGCTAAACCCTTTAGCTTTTCGACTTGAGTTTCAGCTAAATCTTTGGTTGCCTCTCTAATGATAGACTCCCTCTTATATAACTCTAACTCTTCAGCCATTGATACGGACTTTGCAATTGTGTCATTGAGTTGTGTCTCAAGTTCATCAACATTGTCTGCGAGTTCGTCAACCATGTCAACTTTATCCTCTGGCACCTGAATGTGTGACTCAGTAAATAAGTCTTTCAACTTATTCATGAAGTCCTCAGCGATTTCAGTTCTTAAACCATTTTGGATTGCTAACTTGTTGTCTTCCATCCAGCCTTCAACTACGTAGTTAAGGTAGCTGTCTACTTTCTCCACAAGGTCCTTTTTGGTACTTTCAATTTCTTCTGAAAGTTCCTCGTTATACTTCTCTTCTAGTCTGTCAATCTCTGCATTTACTTTTGTATTGATTGCAGCTTCAAAGATAGTTTCCGCTCTCTGCTTGAATTCATCAGACAGTGTAGCTTCTTCGTTAACAAGTGCACTAAGATCGTCTTTAAAATCGACCTCAACGTGTACCTCTTGCTTTTCAGCAATTGGCTCGCCGTCGAAAGATTCTGGATCTGTACCGGACATTTGTGGCTTCATGTTGTACATTGCTTGGAGTGATTGTTTATTCATTCCTTGCATTTTTCCAACTATACCAGCAATCATGCCGGCCTTAGTCTTTGGCATTGGATCTTTCTTAGTGTTATCAGCAGCAGTTCCACCAGCCATTTTTCTTGTTGGTGCTGTACCTGTTGCGTCACCTGCTTTATCGATAGAAGCGACTGATTGAGCTTCAGCGTTTTTAGGATCGTGTTTCATTTCAGAGATTTCCTCATCTTCATGGAGTTCCACGTCCTGATCTTCTTGATTTATATCAGTCATACTTGACTCCTTATTTTGATTTTAATATTGAGAGGAAATTCTTAAACTCACGTACTTGTGTCTCATAGAGATCAGCGCGTGGAGCCTTTTTAATTTCAGTCTCCATTTTTTCAATTGTTTGTGCTTCTATAATACCGTTATTCCAAACCCATTCTACTCCCTCCATTATCCCATTAACGAAAGCGCTAGGAGCGGATGGATCTTGTACGATGTCTACCGCATTAAGAATATAATCGTCATTGACGACCATTGCGTTATTACGCTGGCTCAAACTTCCCATACCACGAGTCGATACACCGAAAGTAACTCCGCCGTCGAGTAAGCCTTTTACAACTTCGCCCATAGGGGTGTTTAGTATCGATGCTTTACCCACAACATTATTTCCGTCAAACTTGAGTTCATTAATCTTGTGAGAAACTTTATCTAAATTAACGGTCGGACCTTCAGGATGATTCAGTTCTCCAACTGCTCTACCCTTACTTACCTGATCTGTGTTATATTTTCCAAGTGCCTTTTCCATTATAGGCATTGGATATATTCGACCGTTTCGATTCTTCGTCTCTGCCTGAGCAAAGATTCCTTGAATACCATAATTCTTTTTACCAGTATTCTTATCTTCGGTAATTAAAAATTCAATATCGTTTTCTACAAATTCTGATATTAGTTTCATGTTAACCTCTTGGATAAGATATCTTAGTTGCCTTAGTTGCAGTACCTGTTGCAAATAAAGCTTCTTTAGTATTTTTTTGTATTACTATTGATTGATTTTCAACAAGCTGCATACTACCAATTGTGACAGTTCCTGATGCAGAATCTTTAAGAGTTAATGTAGCATCCGCAGTTGTTGCCACATAAACTGATTGTGCATTATCAAGCATGTTTCCTGCCGCGCTATCGAGAGTAGCAAGTGCGCTTAAAGGTCTTATTTCCATTACTTCATTCCCTTATATTGTTTCATAAACTCAGTTGCAGCCTTTTCGGCCTCACGCTGAGAGTTGTAAGCATCTAGTCGATCGCCATCAATATAAACAACAAACTTATTCTTTTCATTGTGAATTTTTACAGGCACTCGATTTATCTTTTTATCAAAGACTGCTTTGCCAATCGGTTTACGACCTGCCAATTCTCTTAATTCTGCAAAAGTTCTCATACTAATTGTTATTTATACTTTTTTAGTTTTAGACTGCAGCACCTTCGATTTCTTCTTCTTCCTCTTCTTCTTGCTCTTCCTCATCAGGCTCTTCTGAATCTGTTTCTTCTTCATCTTCGCCTTCTGCCTCAACTGCTAATTCTTCATCATCTGGAATAGGCTCTTCTTCTTCAGGTACTCCATTATAAACTTGGTCAGCCATTTTAACTTTTTCTTGATCAAGTAAGTCTGACATTTTAATCGTCATTACTTCGCCAAATATCTTATTTGCATGATTATAATCTTTATCCAGAGAAGCCTTAATTAACTCTTGAATATAATTAGGGTTATCCTGCTCTGTATTTTCCACGTTTTCGACATTATCCATTATACTACTCCTTGGTCATCGTCTGGTTCTTGCGCCTGAGCGGCAGCAATCTCTTTTTCCATATTCTCAATAGTTTCATCATCCATTAGAAGAATATTCTTTTGTACCCAGCCTTTAGAGAAATAATCTCCAACATACTGTGATACCTGATCTAAACTCTGTATTTTCTCTCTTAGTAACTCAGCTTCTTTTAATTCAGCAAAGTGATTATCTCTTAAGTAATCAACTGTAACTTTATTT